CCATCCCCGTCGTCTTTTTCATTCTTGGAATTTTCTACATCGGCCTCGGCTATATCCGAAACGTCGTCTTCAATGTCATCAGTTTCCATAATTGGTGGTATACTGGTCGTACTCATAGAAGGTTGTGGTGGCATCATAATGTTACCCATGAGACTCGAAATGTCTAAACCCGGGCCCTGCATTTCGCGTCTTCCATTAGCATCCACAGTTTCCGATGTTTGTTGTTGAGATTTTGGAACCGTATTCTGTACTGCAGACATCATGTTCTGAACAAGTTCGGGGTTCTGTTTAATCACGTCATTCATATTTGGCATGACTGATTTGAACATACTATTCGTTAAGTGGAACATCATCGCCGAACCACCAAGCATCATTATAAGTTTAACCTCGGGTGCGACTTGCATTTTTGTTCTATATTTGACGTATAGTTCCTCAAACACTTCATCGTAATCCTCAACATTTTCCATGACGTTCTCGGACCAACCGTCGAGTTGGATTTCAAAAGGGTTATATTTTTTGTTCATAAACTCAAGACCTGTTGTACATGCAATAAGCATACGTCTCGAAAACTTTACCGATTTATCTACATCAATACTATACGTAATTCGCTTAACTTCCGTTCTAAGCTCGTCTATAGGAGAATATGCGTTTAAACGTTTATTCACCGTGAACCCTTTCTTTTCTAATCGACCAAGTTTGTTTACGAGATCGGCTTTTTCTTCATCTATTGTTTTATACCCAGGCATTGGTTTCTCTTCTTCCATATACATACCACCGCCTCCTCCTGTATCACCACCTTCGTAGCCGTACCCAATATTAGGATCTTCTTCGTATTCGCCATAATCCATAGGTTCTTCTGGTGGTGGGATTGAAGGTGGATTCTGTTTGTTCGGGTTCGCAAAAGAATCTATATCTTCCTGGAAAGTCTGTGTTTGAGGAGGTGTAAATTGTGTTTTCATAGGTTTTGGCATTTGTTTTTTTACAGGCTGAGGTCTTGGAATATCAATCTCAATCTCGTTCATGAGTGCCTGTTCATTATCATCTAGTTTCATAACATTTGTGTTACCTCGGTTTAAAATGATCTCTCCGTCCATTAATCTTTATATTGAAACTATTCTAATTTCTTTAACGCACTTTATAAAAAAAAATGTATGTTCAATACAAATGAAACTTAACGTTACAAACAAAAATACTCTCAAGGCGATCGCGATCGTCTTCTTAATTTTGTGGGCATTCACATACTTGCGTACCAGCAAGTACCAGCCCGTCGATATCGAAACGTCCGATGAAGGTTCCCTCTTCGACCTCCCATCCACTGAAGAATGTCTCAAGGATTCGTACTACTCGGATAGTCGAGGCGGTGTTTGTGGTGGCCAAAAGTTGGTCGCGGCACAAGCGGGGTATAAGATGAAGTAAAATCTCCAGTATATATAAATGGCTTTAGTGACTAGTCAGTCAACTTTACCCGATTTCGAACACGAGTATCACACAGTTATCGTCGATAGTTTTGATGGTACGGCTACAAATAATAACGCCTTTTCAGTTTATCTACAAACACCGCTTGAAAATATAGTTCAGGCACAATTAATAACTGCAAATATAAGTGTTGCATCCATTGAACGTGTGTGTCATATATCTATCGATGAACTCAATACGATTTTTACACAGCGTGCATCCAGTTCCGTTAATGGACAATCCGAACGGCAAATTTTAAATAGAAACTTCGGAACACTCGTTAAAACAGGTGATTATAACACTACCCACTTAGTTTTTAAAAACGAGTATCCCGTAATGCAACAATACGTTGCCCCAATACGTAAACTCGATAGGTTAACAATAACTCTTAGAAGCGGAGACGCTACAAGTTCCGTAATTGATGACAGTAACGCAAATTCGGTTTTCGTTTTTAGATTCGTTTGCAAAAAAAGAAATTTACCCTACTAATTATTTCAGGGCGTCTCGTACGTATAATTTAAACCTCTTATTAATATAAATGTCTTCTGGTATTGTTCAACTCATAGCTATTGGTGCTCAAGACGAACACATTATGGGTAACCCGGAAATATCATTCTTTAACTCAACTTTTAAAAGACACTCTAATTTTTCACAATCCGTCGAAAAGCAAACGATACAGGGAGCTGTGAAAAATAATTCAATGTCATCCGTAAAGTTCCCACGATCGGGTGATTTACTCGGGTACACGTATTTTACACTTGATAATAATACAAAATCGCTCGATTACCAAGATTGGTCACAACTTATAGATCATGTCGAACTACTTATTGGTGGTCAAGTCATTGATACACAAGACGCTATTTTTACAGAAAAAATTGCAATTGATACGTTCGCAACAAATGTTTCTAAGAGTTCTAACGGTACACACCCGGGGGTAAGTGCACGTTCATACTTCTACCCGTTACGGTTTTTCTTTTGTGAAGGTCCACAGTGTGCTTTACCTATAGTCGCTTTACAGTATCATGAAGTTGAAATACGTATTCACTGGGGATCGCAAGTCGATGGGTATAACGTCGATTGTTATTCCAACTACTATTTCCTCGATAACGAGGAACGCGGAAACATTGTTTCACGTAACCATAATCTTCTCATTACGCAAGTCCAAAAGAGTATACCGTCTCATAGTCTTACACAGGAACTTGTTTTCAATCACCCCGTCAAGTATATAGCATCTTCAGATACGACCGTCGAAGGTGCTCTAACATCCCCAAGTAATAAAGTTAAAATCGAAATTAACGGACTCGATTTAAGCGGGTTCAGGTTCGGGAAACCACACTTCATGGAAATTCCAAACTATTACCATACCCAATTCGTCACGTCCCCCGATTTCTTTTTATACTGTTTTTGCCTATCAACGAGTTCGCTCCAGCCGACAGGAACGCTCAACTTTAGTCGATTAGACTCAGCAAAGATACATAGTGAATCCGTAAACATAACCGATCCTATATATGCCGTAAACTATAATATTCTCAGGATCGAAAATGGTATGGCCGGTTTATCTTATGCAAATTAAAATACATACTTATATTAATATGGTTAAAAACATACCTACCATCGAGCGGTCTACCAAAATCCGGTTTGGTAAACACGTTTCAGATAGTCAAGCTGAAAATACCATAGTTTTCAATGCTTCGAATACTGCAATTAATGCGACGAATTCTGGGTCTATGTATATGGCACCTTTAAGGGTCGCGGAAATAGCGAGTTCTAACCTTTTAAGTTACTCACCGTCCACAAAAGAAGTTGTTGATTCGAGTGTTCCTACAACACTTTTAGGCGGTGTTACTTTACAATCTGCTACCGAAAATGGTAATACAACAGATAGATTTATAGGTATTCAGAATACAGCTCCTACACATGCTATTTCGGTAGCCGATAAGGTTTTTATACACAATGTAAATAGTATTGATCGAATTACTGTTGTAGGAAACGTAAGGGCCACAAAATATTCAACTACAAACGATGCAGTGTTAATACAAGATACTAATACGAACAAAATACAGGTTTCGGGAAGAATACATTCATCAGAATTAACGACGAGTAAAATAGGTTTAGCAAACACCGCACCCGATCATGTTATAAGTATTGGTAATGAAGGTCAAGTTCGAATGAATGTACCAACAGACTCAATATACGCATTAGATACCGTCGGTAACGTAAATGCGCAAAACTATCGGGGTGATTCGTATTACCTCTCAAACCTTACGGTTGAAAATATAGTAAACCAAGGTAACGTAACCTCGAATACTGTTCAGTTTACGAACGGACGCACGAGTATTTATACATCCAGTAACGTCGATGTTGGAGGTAATATATTTGTGAGAAACAATACCGATAGTGCAATATACGGTACAATTGCAGGGGCTAATACAATAGCGGGTAGTACTATAACCGCGNNTACACAATTTNNNGGTCCGGGTACGGGGTTAACGNGTATNCCAACAAATNNATTTGCNAGTGGAGCAATTGCTGTACCCAGTGGTGGTACGGGTCAGACAGAATACGTAGACGGTACAATACTTTATGGTAAACTTGACGGAGGAACTTCTTCACTTGGAAAACTAAATCCCGGTAGCGGTGTGACCGATGACGGTAAATTTCTTAGACTTAATTCTGATCATGAACCCGAATGGGCAGAAGTTCCACTAACTCTTGATGCCGTTCTCGGNGATACAACCGCNGNNTCNGATGGGTCTATGAGTTTAACAGATTCTGGTACAACAATAACGACCGCCGGTAAAATAAAGGCCGCCACGTTCGAAGGGAGTGGTTCGGATATT